TCTCGATAGGTATCTGACAGCATTTGCCCTAAACGAGACTCATCAATATTGTATCTGTTGCAAAAATCAACTCGCCGATCATCAAATTTAGATTTGATTAAGTCCAGAAGATTCTTTTGGCGGCGCTGATATAGATTCATCGTGTCCTCCATAAAAGCCCACATTTAAGCTGAAATATAGCAATTGATAAACTATCAAACGCTTGACTATAACTGTATCAATTGCTACAGTCGAAGCATGACCGATCTAAAAGCCTTTTTAAATTCTATTCCTCTAGAGCAGAGAGATAGCTTTGGTAAAAATTGTGGAACGTCATTCGATTATCTGCGGCAAGTTGCATATAAGAATCGGCGATGTCGCGAAAAAATCGCAATCAATTTGGAGCGTGAGTCGCATGGTCTCTTGCGTTGCGAAGCCTTAAGGCCAGATGTTGACTGGGGTGTTTTGCGTTCAAAGTAAAAAAAGTTAATTCCATGCGGCTATTCATAAATTCGTGTTGTTGTGAGTTGTTTTCAGAATACTTGATAGAAAGATAAATATCATGCGCAATCAATCGCATACAGACATAGGTGTCATCCGGTCACACTTCAATGCATTCCGCAAAGAGCATGGCTTGAGCCGTGAATCCGCTGTGCAGCTGGTGGTTGAGGCGCATGAGGCAGCGGGCTTTGATGTGGTGTCCGGTATCCGTTTTGAGCCAAATACCCGTGATGCGTTTGAGCGGATGAAAGTCAATGCAGACCGCGTTTATCGTTGGCTTGATGATGAGTCAAAAGAAAACAATCTGCTGCCATTCAATTTTCATAAGTCGATTTTGCTGGCCTTGCCGCTGGAATACCGTGCGGCGGCAATGAATGAAATGTATCGCTGCATCGGGTTGTCAGTGCACAGCAGTGATGTGGTTGATGGTGATTTGAACGTCAATCATCATCTGTGCGAAATCGTGAAAGAAACATCCGAGGCGGTGCAATCAGTGGCGCGTCTGAACAATTCAGCAGATGAGGCGGCATTGCTGCATGCAGATAAAGAGGTCAATGAGGCCATCGAAACCCTGAGCCGCTTTCGCCGCGTCCTCAACGCAACGATCGCAAAGGGCAAATCTGTTGCGAAAGTATTGGCTGTGGTGAGGAAATCATGACCCGACTGAAACCAACCTCCGGCGCATATATGCTGCTGGAAAAACTGGTCTACCTGGGTGGCAGGGCTTTGCGTAAAGAGTTTGCGCAATCCGGCCATCAGGCATTGCGCAATAAGTTGCGTACTCTCGAAGCGCGTAATTTTGTACGTGAAGAGGGCGATAATTTGATCGCTACCGTAGAGGGTAAAAAAGAAGTGGGCGAGCGTGATGCCCGCAAGCTGGCGGCGATGGCGCCAGCGGTGCCTGTCATCACAGTGCCGGTGCGGGTGCGAATCCAGCGTCCGTTACGTGCAAATCGTGGTGCTGCGCCGTATCGTCCTGGGTCTGATGATTACCGGGCAATTCCATCGCTGATGGGTGTCGTTCGTAAATTGCCATCGGGCGAGGTGGTGTAATGGGCGGCTTTTTATCCATGTCGTTGCGATTCCATCACAACTCGGTAGGCCTCGGTGTTAGCAAAGCGCATGCGACCATTGGCGTCGAGCAGTTGCTGATGGGCGAGGCACCAAGCGGGGAAGGTGTCCGGGTCAATGTAGGCTTTGACGACGATGTATCCCTGGCGAACATATCGCTTGCGGATCTGTTCGGCTTGATCCTGCCACTGCAAAAAGCTGGGGGAGAGTTTGTTCCCGTCAATGAAAAGGCTGCGCAGCCTGTCATAGTCAGTTTCCTTATACCAAGGGATGCCAATAGCCTGAATTTGTTGGGGGGTCGTCATGGGTAGTCTTTCTATGATTAAAGGGGGATTACTTTCCTTTGGAGAAAAAACCGGACTTCAGTGCGCGGAAGTATCTTCCCCATTGCCGAAGGCATGGCCTGCGCTTGAGTTCGCAGGTTCTTGCTGGCAGTCGTCTGTTAATTGTTGCCTCAAGGGCTCGGTGTCCGGCGCGTGTTTTGAGGAAGCCGCCCTCGCCATCCTGGGTGAGGAATCCATGTCTGACCAGCGCATCTATGGTTCTAGGGATGAATCTGCTGCCCCGCCAATAGTTCATGCGCCGGTATCCCTTTTCAGACTTCGTGATAGGGATAAAAAAGTCCGATTCAAGCAAGCACGTAATTTGTCCGGTGGACAGTCGTATGGGTTTGGGTTTGTTCATGATAAAAAAGATAAAAATAATGACAATGATTTTTCTGAAATTTATAGCACGAATTTGACCTCAGTGGGGTATGTGAGCTATGCTGGCGGTAAGCGTTTGAAACCGCGAGTACACAGCCGCATGCAACCCGGTCAGTCTGTTGCTTTTTTTACGCCTATAGAGTTTCCTATGGGCGCGGCGAGGCACAAATACAACACCCGCAAGGGAAATAGTGCCACTCGGCTGTGTACGAGGTTTCAACGCTCGCGCCCACCCATTTCGTTTGAAACCGGAATGAGTGGCTTCTTAGAAGTCTCGCACAGGAGCACTCTCATGGCTAATCACGCCCAAGGTACGCCCGTACCCGCTATTTTCTCGTTTGAATCTCATCAAGTCCGTACTGTCATGCGCAACGGTGAACCGTGGTTTGTCGCGGTTGATGTGTGTAATGCGCTTGATATTGGTAATCCAACAATGGCGTTACGACGCCTTGATGGTGATGAGCAAGCCCTCAGTTCAATTGAGGGTGCATCAAGAAGTAACAAAATAAACGTCATTAGCGAATCGGGTCTTTACGCTTTGATTTTGCGTAGTCGTAAACCAGTCGCACGTCAATTCGCCAAATGGGTCACCGCTGAGGTGCTGCCCGCCATTCGCCGTAGAGGTGCCTATGTGACGCCACAGGCAGTGCAATCTATCCCTAGTGTCTCTGTGCCATTGTATTCATGCGCGCAATTGCGCGAAGTTTGCCTGGCAGTGGATGCGCTGAAAGATTGGTGGCGGCAAAACGAATCCCACATCAGTGGTTTAAATCCAGCCATGGGCGAACACTTGTCCCATGTGATTGAGGTGGCTCACTGGAACGCGCAAAAAGCAGGTATTTGGATCGGTCATGTTTCGCAGGGAGAAAAGAAAAAGCCATGAAAACTGATGTTATTCGTCAATCGATTCTGCGTAAATTACGTCAATGCCGTGGGCATCGTGCCTATGGTGTTTCGCTGCTGTCATGCCTTCCTGCTGGTTCGGACGAGCGTCGTTTGCATAATATTTGCGTTCCGTTATATCAGCAGGGATTGATTGAACGTCAGCGAGGCATGTACTGGCTAACCTCGGCGGGTTTGGACTCGGTAGGAGGTATGCAGCCATGAGCGTCATGCTAATGACAGAGGCATTTAAATCCGCAATTCAGAGCACGCATAAATTTGTTCTGGTGGCTCTTTGCGATAACGCAAATGATCAAGGGGAGTGTTATCCATCGTTGTCGACGTTGTGCGAAAAAACCAGCCTGAGTGATAGGACGGTACAAAAGTCATTGGCATGGCTGGAGGAAACGGGATTTATTCAGAGGCGTGAAAGAAGTGGAAGAAGTAACTACTTTTACATTGCTGACCCCCGAACGTGGTTCACCCCCGAAGAATATTCACCCCCGAACGTGGTTCACCCCACCCCCGAACGTGGTTCACCCCACCCCCGAATATTGGACACCCCACCCCCGAACGTGGGACACCCCACCCCCGAACTTGGGACGGGTATAACCATCATTGAACCATCAATGAACCGTCAGGTTAACCGTGTTGCCGAAAAGCGGCAACGCGGAACAGCGATGTCACCCGATTGGAGGTTGCCGAACGAGTATGCTCAATGGGCATTGACTGAATATCCACAATGGTCGAGTAAGGGTGTGCAGCAAGTGGGAGAGAAGTTCCGTGATTACTGGCTATCGGGCGGTGGGGTGAAAAAGGATTGGTTTGCAACATGGCGCAATTGGTGCCGGAATGAGCAGCGCATGTGGTCTGGAAGGGGTGTTGCAGCAAAGCCGGAGAAATTTAACCCAGTAGCGTACGTGAATCAGCATAGGAGGAATTCGTGATGATTGATGAGATGATCCAGCCAGAATTTGTGAGTAGCACACGCCCCGATTCGCGCTGGTTTGAGGTTGCGCCGAAGCTGGGTATTTCGATGATCGATCATCTGTTCAACCGGCTCGATGGTACGTATCCTTTTTTCTTTCGCAATAACTTTCCGGATAAGCAATCGATTGAGAATTGGAAGGAAAGCTGGGTTGAGGTGTTTGAGGAAGAGCGTATTACGCTTGATGAGGTCAGAGTTGGGTTGAGGACAGTGCGGATCGAATACGAAAAACCACCGACATTGAAGCAGTTTTTATCGGCATGCAGGCCAGCGGTTGATGCGTATGAAGCATACCAGGCAGCGTTTACCGGGCAGATCGCACGTGAGCAGGGAAAGCATGGCGTTTGGCCCAGCCCCGCAATCTTCTGGGCGGCGATGTCGATGTGGGCTGAGCTGCGCAGTCAGACGTATTCGGCTATCGAAAAACGCTGGGCTGCAACGTTGAAAGCTGAGCTGGCAAAAGGCGAGTGGGATGCAATACCGAAAGTGAATGCACATCCGGCACTTGGCTATACGCCGATGCGTTCTGCTGAAGATGAAGCGCGTATGCAGGATGAGTTGAAAAAGGTGTGGAAGCGGGCTGATTCGGCGTTTGATCATTTGACCTGGGCACGCAAGCTGATTGCGCGGGTTGAAGCTGGTGACAAAACAGTGTCGCTGCAAGCAGAAAAGAATGCGCGTGAGGTATTGGGTTTGAAGGTGGTGGCATGAAGATTCTCGCATCCGCTGATTTCTCAGACGTTCGGGCAGCGATCAAAGAGGCAGGGCGGCAAGGTGAGTTTGCTGCTGTCGTCGCATTGAACAAAACAGCAAAGATCATCAAGGAAGACTTACGGTCAGAGATGAGGCGTGTGTTTGATCGCCCTACGCCATTCACGCTGAATAGCTTGCGCACAAAGTCTGCAACGAAGGCAATACCAGCGGCATATGTTTGGCTGAAAGATGAGGCAGGGAAGGGAACGCCGGCAGATGCCTATTTGGCGCCGCAGATATTTGGTGGTGATCGTGCACGCAAGCGAATGGAGAAAGCATTGCAGTCAGCTGGTCTGATGCCTGCCAGATGGTATGCAGTGCCAGCAGCAGGGGCACAGTTGAACAGCTACGGCAATGTGAAATCTAGCCAAGTTGTACAGATATTGTCTCAGCTGATGGTTCAGCGCGGCGGTGGCTACCAATCGAAGCGCAGCGGCAGTGCCGCATCAAAGCGAACAGTTAGACGGCAAGGGGTAACGTATTTCTCTATTCCAGAACGTATGGGAAAGCTGAGACCCGGCATTTATCTCAAGCGTCAGTTTGCACATGGTTCGGCGATACGCCCTGTGTTTCTGTACGTTCCTGCCGTTCGATACAGGCAACGATTTGATTTTTTCGGTGTGGCAGATCGCTCAGCAGAGAGAAACTTCCCACGCATCTTTGATCAGGAACTAGATAAAACAATCAAGACTGCGTTCCTGCGCAATCAGGGGAGGTTGTTCTGATGCTGCCCCTGCATTTCATTCCGCTTTCATCAAACGTCGCGTGGATCTACGAGGGAGTCCATAGTTTATTGCTTTTATGCGATGAAACACCCCCCCCCATGCAAGGTACTTCCACGAACCCCGAAACCAAGGGTAATTCAAACCCCGATTTCCCGCTAGCGCCTGACAAAACAATTTCCTTACAACTAACCTGACATTCTTTAACTGAAAAATGGCAACGCTGAAAACTATAGCTGAATGGGCAGAAACCCTTGGTATATCAAGACAGCAAGGATATGCCGCAGTTAAACGGTGCGAGATTCCAGTAAATGATGGAAAAGTCGATCTGGAATACGCAACGATTCTGTATCACAGACACACTAGACAACGGGCTAACGCTGCACGCCAAGCAGATAGGAAATCTGATGTGCAGTTCTCGTTGGGAGGTGAAGGTGATTATCAAGCTGCGCGTGCGCGGCGCGAGGCAGCTGAGGCTTCCATTGCTGAAATGAAAGAAGCAGAGATGCGTGGGAAGTATCTACTAAAAACGGAAGTTGATTCTGCAATCTTTGAAATTGCCAGAGCGCTGCGTGATGGATTGACGAACTGCTCAAAGCGTTTAGCTGGTGATGTCGCCTCGTTGTTAACTTCAGAAGAGTGCGAGGACGTGATTGAACGTGAGCACCGTTCGCTTCTAGAATCCATGTCACATAGTTTGAAGTCTAAATTGAATGTCATAGACGATGGAGATGATGAATGACTCCAGCGAACACTGTGATCGATGAGGCATTTGCACGTGGTTTGCAGCCAGATCCCAATATGACTGTCGATGAATGGTCGGATCGCTACATGATCATCCCGAAGGATTCTGGCGCCAATGAATACGGTAAGTATCGAACATCAAAGACCCCACATGCTCGGCGAATCATGCAGGCCCTGTCAGATAGCCACCCATGCAAGCGAGTCGTGCTAATGGGAGCGTCTCAAATGATGAAAACACAGGTCGGTCTAAACTGGTTTGCATGTAGTGTTCATCAGTCCCCCGCAAATTTCCTATGGATTCTCCCAACAGGAAAGCTGGCAAAGAGAACCAGTACCCGTATCGCGAAAACCATCGCAGCGGTTCCAGAGTTGACCGAACGTGTAGCAGCCCCCAGATCGCGCGACTCTGTCAACACATTGGATACTAAAGATTACACCGGTGGGTCATTGTTTATCGTAACTGCCGGTGCAGCAGCTAATTTGGCAGAGGTTCCAGCACGCCGTGTGTTGTTCGATGAAGTAGATCGCGCTGACGCAAACGTCAACGGTGAAGGGGACCCCGTAGCACTTGCAGAGGCACGTCAAACAACGTTTGAGCGAAACAAAAAATCTTATTATCCATGCTCGCCGACAATTACAGGAGAGTCAATTGTCGAGACGCTCTATGAAAAGGGGACAAAGCATGTTGCCTTAGCTGAATGTGTGCATTGTGGGCATCCGCAGCCTCTGGTTTTTGAACGGTTGAAGTTATCAGACGATGGTCAGGATGTAGTGTATCCCTGTGAAGCTTGCTTTGAGGTTATGTATGAGTCAGATAAAAACAAAATGTTTGTCAATGGTCTATGGTCTGACGGTGTTGCCGGTGATGGTGAGACTGAAAGCTTTACGATTCCAGCTCTCTTTATCTCATACGGGGGTATGCCATGGAAGGCACTTTGGAATGAATATAAAAAAGCCAAAGAAAAACTAGCTGAAGGTAGTGAAGAGAAGATGATTGCTTTCTACAACACTAGGTTAGCACGGTGTTGGGAGCGCGCAAAAGAACAGACGCAGGCAAAAGAGTTGCAGGACCGAGCAGAAGATTATCGCCTTGGAATTGTGCCGCGAGATGGGCTCATTCTGACCGCTTCAGTAGATACTCAGCCAGACCGATATGAAATGAAAGTAGTTGCCTGGGGAGAGGGAATGGAGTCATGGATTGTTGATTATCAAATCATCCTTGGTTCACCTTCAGACGAGGAAACAAATGCAAAGCTGGATAAGGCGCTTGAAGGCCGCTACCAACATGAGTGTGGAACGTTTTTGTCAATTTCCTCTGCATTCATCGATTCTGGTGGAGCCAATACACAAGATGTCTACAATTTCACACGAGTTAGAAGGCATCGACATATTTTTGCAATCAAGGGCGCATCTCAGTATAACAAGCCAATTTTAAGTGCAAAACCAACCCCGGTTGATGTTAGTTGGCAAGGAAAAACAGAGGTTAGAGGTGCGCAGCTCTGGTTAATTGGCACTGATACAGCAAAGGACTATTTATCCGCTCGGTATAAGTTGAAAACGGGACCGGGTGCAGTACATTTTTCCAAAGATTTACCTGAAGAATATTTTAAGCAATTGACAGCGGAATACCGTATTCATGTCTATAAGCGCGGCCGCAAAGTCAGTATTTGGGATAAAAAACAATCTGACAGAAATGAGGCCGGCGACTTGATGGTTTATAACCTTGCAGTTGCATACTACTTGGGGCTGCACAAAAAAACACCTCACCAGTGGCAGATGCTGCGTGACTACGTAGATCCGCAAACAAAGGACCTGTTTTCAGAACCAATTACCATCAAAGATAGTGCTGAAGAAGTAATCGAGTCAGCATTTCCAGCAATTCAGCAAAGCACACCTTGGACTCAAACAACAAAACCGCAGGCGTCGCAATCTCGTCCAGCTAACCGCACGATGGGAAGAGCATGGTAATGAAAAACACTGAAAGTAGTCCAGATCTAATCGATTTAATTTTTAAGTACATTGAAGAAGAATTCCCCGAGGTACAAGACAGGATTTCAGATCTGAAGCCGACGATCCGAAAGGAGTTTTCAGGAATAGAAACTTACATTAGACAGCGTTCAATGACTGATAGAGAAAATCAAATTCGTGAAGTAATGAGCTTGTTTAATGGACGTAACGCAACCGAAGTCGCTCGTAGATTAAACATCAGCCGGGCAACAGTTTATCGATGCATAAAGACATCAGCTCGTTGATAAAAAAACCGTCTCACTTTTCCGAGAAATGAGACAGTTTTTTTCGTACTCTGTCGTCATGCCTCTCACTCTAGCCGATTTAAATAATATTGATGCTGCAATTGCTACCGCTGAACTAGAGGTGGAAATAGATGGCAAGCGCGTCAAATACCGATCTACATCTGAATTGCTTGCTGCGCGCCGTCACGTAGAGAGCGTTTTGTCAGCGCAATCAACCCCAAGAACCTCATACCGATTCAGATTCACTACCGGGCGAGGTGATTAATGCGCAACCTCATTGATACAGTCGTTGGTTGGGTTAATCCACAAGCTGGACTTCAGCGTCACTACGCTCGGAAAGTGTTAGAACGTGCCTACGAAGCGGCTAGTCCTCGTGATGGCTGGCGCGTCCGCAGAGCCGGTGCTAGTGCAAATGCTGATCATGTAGCCGATGCAGCTATCATTCGTGGAAAGGCCCGTGCACTTGTTCAGAACGTTCCATATGTTTCAGCTGGCATTGAGGCACTGGTAGCGGCCACCGTTGGCACGGGGATATCCCCTAGAGCCACTGGTCGAGACAGTGAAAAAATAAATAAATTACTAAAAAAATGGATGGCTGTTTGTGATGCGGATGGTCGTCTAGATTATCACGGGCTTATCGCATCAGCATACAGAGCAATGGAACAAGATGGCGAGGTTTTGATCCGACTGCGCCATCGAAAGATATCCGATGGATTGCCCGTGCCGCTTCAACTTCAATTGCTTGAAATTGATTGGCTTGATAGTAGAAAAACGGCTCCTTCCGGACAAAATCAAATTATTAACGGCATTGAATATGACCCATTGGGCGCCGTCGCAGCCTACTGGTTATGGTCGCAGCATCCAGGTGATATGAGCTTGCTTAAATCCTTTCGCATGGAGAGTAAGCGTGTTCCTGCAAATCAGATCATCCATCTTTATTCTCCTGCTCGTCCAGGCCAAGGACGTGGATTTAGTCGTTTGGCTCCGGTTATTTCACGCGTCCGAGA